CTACTGAAAATATACGTCAGACAGAACCTATAATCGACGATACCCGTTATGAATTGTTAACAAATACTATTTTAGAGTTAGTAAAGAAAAATGACGAATTAACATCAAGTATTGTAGAAATGTCAAAGAATATGGGTAATAATACTGTAAACAACACTAATACTAACATAAACAGTAATAATAAGTTCAATCTGAATGTATTTCTGAACGAGAAATGCAAGAACGCAATGACATTAAAAGACTTTGTAAAATCCATCAATATATCCATACAGGATTTCATAGAAACCGGAGAACGTGGATTCATAGATGGCATTTCAAATATCATCGTAGAACGGATAAATGAAATGGAAATCCACGACCGCCCACTCCATTGTACGGATTTGAAGCGTGAAACTGTATATATCAAAGATGACGACAAATGGGAAAAAGATGAAGATAAAGTACAGTTACGTAAGGCAGTTAAAGGAGTAGCTAACAAAAACGAACGAATGCGTCCTGTATGGTATGATTCAACCCCCGATGTGGGTATAATGGGAACCGAAAATTACGAGAAGTTCTTCAAGTATTCAGAATCATCACTTGGTGGATGTGGAAAAGAAGAAACCAGATTATTTGAAGATAAAGTAATGAAGAATGTCCTCAGAGAAGTAACAATTGATAAAGAAAAATCTATGATAAACTAAAATTTTATTCTGAATAATTTAGACATATATGTTATAGTAATGTCGTTATCGGCAACAACTGAGTTTATAAATACATGCATGAAAGCGGATAAAGCACTACGTGAAGTAGATGACGTATACAGTATGTATCAAGAAATATTAGACAAGGGGGAATTACGTAAAGACGCCAAAGCAATGGAATTTCTATCAATTTACAAATATGACATATACAATGAAGTAAGTAATTCACTTTATGGAGGAAAAAAGAAAAGATATACAAAACGTAGAAACCCAAAACGCCGAAATAAAACGCGTTCAAAAAGATAAATAGTAAGTAAAAAGGTTTATTTACTATTAGAACTTAGGTATCAGTAGTTTGTATGGTTTTAGTCTTGCGTTTATTTTTTCTTACGGTAGTGAACTCATCTGATTCACCTGCCTTTCTGGTAACATTACGTGTTTCGCACATCAATTCCCCACCAGATATACCAGTAACTGACATTGCCTTATACTCATGTGACCCAGATTCAGGCTTTACAAGTTCAAACTCTACATATTCACCCTGGACCAAATATTTATATTGTGAATTGGTTACTTTAACCGCAGTATAATGTGTAAAAATATCTTTTCCATTATAATCGCCGTCTTCACTTACTGTAATAAACCCATATCCGGCTTTATTGTTAAACCATTTAACCTTTCCGATTACTCCATTTTTAATTGTTTCTACAGTGGAACTCATAATACTATGTTGTATACATAATATTTTAATATCTTTTTATACCCTTTCTCGCATGTATAATTATATGAAGTAATTATATATTTACAAAATGCCTATGCGCAAGATGATGTCAATTGTGTTTTTATTATTAGTATTAATAATATCTTTAGGGGTAAGTGGGTACATGAATTCAGTCAATAGTTTAAAGGAGGGATTAGATGAGGAACCCCCCACACCAGAGGGAGAAGAACTCCCAGCAACTGAGGGAGAAGAACCCACCGCAACTGAGGGAGAAGAATCTACATTTGATGTAACTCCAATGGAGGGTGCGTGTGCTGAAACAATGACTAATTATAAGTAAACAAGTCTAAAATGGCTTCATAATTAGGTTGTTCTTCATATTTCAGATGGTATACATATTTTAAATAATTTTGTAAGTTATGGTCGTCACTGGTAGAAGTAAAATCAATAGCAGATATTTGTTTCATCTCTTGTCGTAATATGTTTTTATAATGATATATACTTGTTTCGTCGTATTCATCATTAACGCCCATATCATCACCAATATTTTCCCATGATAACTGTTTCTCATGTAAAAATAGATACAAATACCCAAGAGAAATAAGGTCATCTCGTCTGGATGGTATAGCTCCAGTATGAATATTATAACTAACATATTTTGGACTCCCTATAATATGTTCGCTACAATCATCAGGTACATGTTCTCCGTCTTCATCAATAAAAATGGTAGAGAATCCAAAATCGATTAAATACAATTCCCCAGATTTAACCATAATATTTTGAGGCTTTATATCACGATGTATAACACTATTATCGTGTACTGATTTCAAAATTGTTACTAATTGATATATAATAGAGCTTATTTTAGATACAGATAAATTTCCCTTGGTAATAACATAATCATACAAAGAACACTCATATAATGTCATTACAAGGCAGGTATAATGGTTATGTATACCAAACCAAGAAACAGCAGGTATATTGCGTGTATCTCGTTCATATAGATATTTAAGTATAGTTGTTTCGTGGCGTAGTAATTTAATATTCGTATTTGTATCTTCAAATTTGATAGCTACTTCAGTATTACTTTTGTAGTGTTTCCCTTTATAAACCGAGCCAAAATTACCAGTACCCAATCGTCCACATATATTATATTTTTTTCCTATTAATTCATTCATCTACTATTTCTAATGCAAAATGTTTATTATATTTACGTAATATATAGTATTCATAATGGTATCACATAGGATATTGGATAATGTAACAGACATAATAGGTAAATATTATGGAATATTACCGATGATACTATTAATATCATACGGACTCATATTTATAGGTGTAATCTACATTACTCCTGAATATTTATATAGGTTTAAAACCATGATGCAAGTGTTGGTTTGTATATTTTTAATTTATAGATTTCATCCTTATCGTAATCACGTACTACAAAAATATGACGCAAAAATTATTTTTAGCAGTGCGATGTTTTTATTAGTTAATATAAGTGCTGTAGCAGTAGCAAATCAGATAATAACACCAATTGACGATACGTTGACGATTGCGTCAGACCTTCCATTAGATGAATTGGTGAATGTAGTGGAAGTAATGTAAATGATATGAAGATATAACTTTGTATCATTAGAATATAGAATGGAAAAACCAGATAGTATGAATATTAATCAAATATTCGAAGATGCCTTAACCGACCCTTCCTTATTATCTACATTGGATATAGACAATTTATTAGAATCGATTGAAAATACAAAAAATGATTATCTGGATAATAAAACCACGAGTGATATAACAAGTGAAATACAAGACAAATTGAATGAGATAGGATTATCCGATGACGAGAAAGAAATAATAATAGTAAAATTAAAAGAATATAGGTTTGTAGATGAAATACATGAATTACATAAAGGAAAAATGGTAAGATGGATACGAAATGGAACAAACCGATTAACGAATGGAGGTATTGTAACAGACATAAAATTTTTAGATAATGGAGTCCATGTTCTATGCATGAATAGTCAGAGAAGATTTATACAGTATAAATACGATGATTGTTATACATTTCAAAAAATGAATGTTGAAGAACAACTAATACTTATGGCATATGAAGAATTATCGTAAATTTTTACGAGTAATATGACCTATATTGAATTTTTTTTTCTGGGTTCGTCTACGTTTCGTAGTTAAATAAAAAAATTCCTTTAAATGATACATTATTTTTTGTGCGACAATAATGTCACGTTTTAAATCTCGAATCAACGGATTTCCATTTGTAATATGATTACGCGTTAGAAAATAATCAGCTATAAATTTATGAAGAACATGTGGTTCATTCGCAAGAGTATTATAAATATCGGAATTCACAAATCGTTTTATAATATCTTGAGTAGATAAATGATGAGTATATGAATATGGTTGAATATAATAAACACGGTCAGATTTCATATTTTTATATTCATAATTATCTATAAAACATATCTCCGTTTTTACAGGGAGCAACGTACATTTAATAAAATCAGAAAAAGTTTTTGAAGTACTTGTTCTGTTTGGTTCTATTCTTGTATTGCCGATTCGAAACGCTCGTATGATTTTATCAAAAATGGGCGTACTTGTCTTTAATTTATAGTCAAAATAGGAGGAAATTAAATCTACCCAATTATATTTACATTGATTGTTTGTATATATGAAAATTTGTTTGCATTGTCCGGACTTTTTCTTTTGTATTAAAAATTCAATAATATGTTCTATGCCATATCTTAAAAATTCGGGATATAAATCTAATAGGTTATTAAAGTCAACCGGAACATATTTTTTTGTAAAATGTTGTAATGCCGACCATAATATTTCTAAATCAGTAAAAGAACCCATGGTTTCATCCATGTCAAATGCGATTACCCTACCATTTGTTTTCGTTCGTTTTTTATTATAATATTTTCCTTTATATAATTGTATTTCGGTTACAGTTTCTTCGTCATATATCATATACAGTAATTATTGATAAAAAGGAACTCATATATATTTATCAATAGGATTTTTATTTGCCAGTAGAACCAAATCCACCACTTCCGCGTTCAGTAGTATCATCTATGTTATCAACTACTTGAATATAAATCGGACACAATGATGGATGACAAATCTGAAGGAGTCGTGTATATTGAATAACAGTATATGACGTATCTTCACCAGAAGGTAACCACCTAAATGCCCCAATAAGATTTCCTCTATATCCAGAATCTATGACCCCAGTATGATTAGCAAGCATTAATGGGGTCTTTGAAATACTTGAACGAGGATGTGTATAGAAACCGCAGCCAATTAACGACATATTTGTTGTGTCATGATAAACCATCTTTGTTTTTATCTGCATATCAATAAATTTAGATTCAAAATGCTTATTAAATATGACATCATCGGGAACATACAGGTCTACTCCAGAATCAGGATAAACTGATGTAAACATTTTGTTGTTATGTGCCTGACTTAGAGAGAAGTATTTCTGACGTAATTCGGAATTATCCGTACTAATATATAGGATAGCATAATTCGGCACACTATTCGACGGGAGTAATTGTTTTCGGTATTTTGCTACTTCTTCAATCGTGTAATATAAGCCATTATCAACGTCGGACATGATTATAATAATATACATGATTTACGTCTATATTATTTCAATAAAATTTATTTCATCTGCTTAAATTGTTTCCACGAAATAGCTTTCCCTTCAGACATGGGCTCTTTCTCATGTTCCTTATCAATATTCTCTAATCTTTTGGTAGCACTATCAACATAAAGCTCCTTTAATATTTTTCCGACCATAACTGAACCTTCGTGTTGGTCGACCTTAGAATCTTCAATCAGTTTTAACACAGTAAGGAGTTTAGTCATAATAGTTAGGTCTAATTCGTCCTTGACGAGTTTGTTGAAAATATCAGTATAATTAGCATACAAAAATTTACATTCGTTCTGACATAGCACAATAAAGTCGTCATTTTTGTTATTTTTCATATCGACATGAGTATTTTTTAAAGTATCTAACTTGCGAATATCATCCCTCATCAATACACTATGTTTAAGACGACGAATATTGTCTGTGTTATCATCACAATCTGATTCATTAATCATCTTTTTCAAGTTAAGGCGTTCATCGTTGGTTAATACTGACATTACTATATATTGTTTATTATTGAGTTTTTATGTCGGTTTATGACAAATAACTTTAGTACGCAAAAAAAGTGTATGTAGTATGTATAAAATGAATTGGGGATATATCTTTCTTGCTGTGATAATATACATAGTTATCGTTGGTTGTTTATGTAGTTCTATACGGGTAGTACCTTATACAAAGGGTCTTTCATATACGAACGTATCAGAGAACTTTGATGTCAGAAATGCTACAAATAATTTTGCTACTTCTTTGGGAGTAGAGCCTGAGCCGGTGTTATGTAAAAAAGTCCACGGTTTCAAAGATTTACAATGCTGTCCTAACGCTAAGTCACAAAAAATAGATCCTTTTGGTTTATCAAAAGGAAAACCTGATTGTGATGGAGTAGGATTATTTAACTCTTCTGGACCATTATGTTTAAATGAGAACCAACGTAGATTATTAAAAACCCGTGGAGGTAATATGGAATTACCTGACTCACAAATTGGTCCATAAACGATTTTATACCATATCAAATGTTATGTTATAAAATTGATTTTTTTATATAACTTATATAGTCACAATAATTAATACAACCAAGTCAAAATGACAATTACTCGTGATACAAAATTTAAATTAGCGTTTGATAATTTCATAAAAGATGTAATCGGGATTACCGATTATGATTTGGAAAATCTTACAAAAAATAAATCAGAATCCAGACATATATATCGCTTTAGTATTCCAGAACAAACAACGGTGATTGGATTTATTGACCGTAATGGAGATACACATACATGGAATGATATAGAAGATACACATACATGGAATGATATAGAAGATATGGATATGTCAAATGATGAAGTATTGAAAACTGAATATATACCAGAAAAAGAAACATTTGAAACACAATTTGCTACTACGTTCGACCCATACAAAGATGAGGTAACAATTCAGTCGTTGTTACCCGGACGACCACCTTATATATACGGCAAAAGTTATGTTGGTATAGATAATTGTGAAGTGAATGATGAAACTGGTGACTTAGAAGGTAAAATATATGTGGTATATCATAAAAAACATATTCCTTATTATGTAGAACCAGACGATGGTGTATATGAAAAGAAATATAGCCTACTACTTTGTAGGTTTAATAATGTTCGAACTAAATTAAACAATGCCTACAATGATATAGATGAAATACAAGACGATTTGTTATATAATGAGCGTCAACTAAGGAAGGCTAAACGAGTATTATACCGCGAAACAAATAATCACACATTGAGTGAAAACAATCTAATTAATAAACTGCATGCTGCGTATATAAAGTCTGATATAAAAGAAGAATGCCCGGTATGTTACGACACTATTGAAAATGAAAAATTAATAATTCCAAGATGCGCCCATTATATATGCGATTCGTGTCATCCGCGATGCGATGAATGCCCTATATGTCGTATGAGTTACACGCCTATGGGTGGTGTATAAAATACACATCAATCGAAAAAATGTATACATTGTATTTTTTATTCGACTTCTCTCCATGTCATACTTTCTTCCTCGGATTCTACATCAGACAAAAGAGGGGGATACGGTCTATTCCAGTTATGTAATATTTTGCATAATACACACATAGACATAATAGAAAGAGATACGCACATTACCGCCAAAAGAAGTGAGACAAATTTTTCCATATAGGAAGTGTATACAGTAATCTTTATGTTTTTTACATGTTTACACCACATTGATTACAATATGTAATTTTTTGTGAGATTTCAGGTGTAATATCAATATAATCTTCTATTATGTCTTCATGTTTGCAATTTCTTTTTAAATAGTGGTTAATTGAAGATAAGATTGCGTTATATTCGGTTGTTCTCTGTTCTGTAGCTAACCGCTCAACGTGGATTTTTGCTTCAGCCATATGTAATATATCTTCAGATGGCTCCATGGTTACTATTATAAGATATGTGAACTTTTTATATTATTGTATTATTGCATAAATAGCATAAAGTTTTATGAATATATTATTATATTCAAATGGCATCATCTATCAATGGAATGAGACCAAAATCTGAAAATTGGTCGGTAGAACAACTCGTGAATTTAATTAATCAAAAGCGTATTCGAAATCCGAAATGTCAACGAAGAAAGAAATGGGAAAAACAACCCATTCCCAATTCTAAAAAATCAAATTATCATGATTATATAAAATTTCTGTATGACACATGTTATTCCGTAGAAGCAATAACTATTGCGAAATATATTGAAGATAAAAACGAAATATATGTAAATATAGATGGTAATAATCGTATAAATGCTATAGTATATTTTTATAATCACCCATTAGACATATTCCGTAATAATTTTCATGAACTTCGTTATTCGGGAACTAAGCATAGTGCTTTTATAGATATGTTATCAAATATAGATTATCCCACCTTCATGGGAATAAGAAGAATGACTCGTTATATAAACCGTTTAAAAAATGAAGACTTAAGTATTTACTGGAAGAGTCTGGACGATGAAATGATTGAATATATTGAGGATGAAGTTGAAATAGTACAATCTGTATTAAAAATATCTGGGGGGGAATTTTTCCATACCAATGTTTTTATGAATCTGGTGATATTTAATAATCCATCAACCGACCAATTATCTCAAATTTTTGCAAATATTAATATGAATAGTAATCCATTATCGTCGAATGATATATTAGCAGCAACCCTACTATGTGCAAATGAGTTTAATCTGGATTTTAATCCGGTTTTAAAAACAAATCTACACAAACAATTGGATACATATTACAACGAACGTCAAGAAGATGAGATATTAGAATGCTATCATCCAGATAGTAGTGTTGAAAAAATGAATGGGACGGAGTTTTTGATTTCATTTCAAAACTACTGCAGTGAAAAATATCAACTAATACCTAATTTTGATTCAGATACAAACGATAGTATAGGTGTATTTCATAAATTATTTGATTTAACCAATGTGTTTTACGGATTACAACCGGATAATTTTACAACAGATAACATACAGAATTTCAGCGAATCAATTATAAAATCATTGGAAGTATTAAGTTCTATTGTGAATAAAATATGCCCTTCGACAATTGATTTATATCATTTCAAACAAGATTCGCAATTAACCTTGAAAAAGACACCATTAATCGTATTAATTGTAACCACGATTAAGCTATTGGAATTGATGAACGATAATAAAATATCTGAAAAGGAGGTACATAATATATTAAAACGAACAATATGCTACCATTATTTATTAGATTATCTACCCAAAGACAAACGCGATAAATATATAGTGAATGATGATATTCGTTGTCAAGTGGGTGGTAAAGCAATTCAAACCAAAGTTAATAGTATAATACAAGCCCCCGACAAAGTAGGACAGACTATTACAGACACACGAATGACGTCATTGTTTAAAGACATAGTAGAATTGTATAATCAACCATATAAATATGAGGACCGTCCAAAACGTCGTCGTGTATTATCATTTCCTTATAGATTGTTATTAAGTTTATACTACAATAATAGAGTTCCATATGTTTATACTCAAAAGAAACAGAATATAGACCATGTGTTCGTATTTTCATCTAACTGGGAAAATGACAATAAAATAGATTTGGACCGCATTGGTAATTTGATATTGATTGATGGTGAATTGAATAACAAGAGGAGTAACAATTCTATTCAATATTATTATGATACTGTACCTGATTTGATGAATTGTTTGAACTATCCAAATATAGAAAGTTACAATAGCGTAGTAACGCATGATAAGAAATCTGTCACAATTCAAGACACTGAAAAATTTAAAAAAATAACGAATAATATAGAAAATATGTATATTGAGAATGCGGTAAAATGTATATTTGATATGTAAAGCGTATATTTGTATTGTTTATTCATCTTCATCCTCACTTTCATCACATCCATTGCCACATAGGTACTCTCCGGTTCCCTTCATTTGAACTATATCATCTTCTTTACCACATAAGTCACATCCACCTTTTTGATTATTAGGCTCTTCTTCAATAAACAATATATCATTGAATCCATTGTTGTCAAAATACCCATCACATAAGTTACATTTTAGATATTGACCTCTTGGTTCATATTCTTCTTCATTTTCCTTATCAAAATCTTCATCATCCGGATATCTTTCACAATCCGTATTTTCACATAATTTATATGTGGGTTCGTCTTGTACTTTGCTGGATGGGTTCATTATATACGATAATAATTATAATCATTATTCGTGTATTGACTGTATTTCAATTTTATCACATTCGCGAAAAATAAAAAGAGGTATTACCCCCCTTTTTATTTTTTAGTCATTATCTTCTTATGTGACTGAAGCAGCTATCCATACATATATATTCTCCTGTTATTTTATTTTGAGATACACCATACACATTACCACATAGATGACAACGAGCCGATCTATTTTGTAAATGATAACAGTTGGGTTCTTCTTCAACAAATAATATATAATTCTTATCTTTCATAGTAAAATATCCATCGCATATCTTACATTTTTGCCATTCACCTCTTGGCACATAGTTTGTTTCATCATCCTTATCAAAATCTTCATCATCCGGATATCTTTTACAATCATTATTTCTACATAATCTATATGCGTGGCTTGATGTTTCCATTATGGTAAAATAATAAATATTTTTACTATACATAACCTATAATTCAATTTTCCTTTTCAAGAAAAATAAAAAAGAGGTATTACCCCCTTTTTATTTTTTACACACTGGAATTCTATTTTACAATCTATAATTTACACGTACATTGCTAAGAAACTTTGATTTTGCTGTTGGTCGTTCTTAATAAGAATATCAGCTTCCTTTGGATTCACAGTGAATGGGAAAGATACATCTAATTTAATATCCTTGTCGAACAATGGTGTATCCTTTTTCATAAGTCTAAATAGATTTAATTTGGTATGAATAATTTCCAAACATCTCTTCAGATTTCTAACACCATCTTCATTCTTAGTTATATTCTCACATGATACAATATGTTTGATAGTTTCGTCTGGAATAATCACATCTTCTTCGTTAAAATTGACTTGTTCACGAATCTTGGGAAGGAGATACTTTCGTGAGATAATCACCTTCTCAGCAGCATCATACCCCTTGGTTTGAATACGATACATTCTATCGCGAAGAATAGGATTGACCTTACTTTCGTCATTATAACTGAAGATAAATAGACACTTACTTAGGTCGAAATTCACTTCAGAGAAGTACTTATCGTGAAATTCACTGTTTTGAGAAGTATCTGTCAAATGAGTTAGAATGCCAATAATTTCTTCACCGCGAGGAGTATCACTCACCTTATCTAACTCGTCAAAGTAAATAACTGGGTTCATTGACTTGCTATCAATTAATGTTTGTACGATTTTTCCCCAACTACTTCCCTCATATGTGTATGAATGACCTTCCAAGAAACTACTATCACCAGTTCCACCGAGAGCAATGAAAGCAAAGTCGCGTCCAAGGATTTTACTAATACCTTCCTTCACAAGTGTTGTCTTACCCGTACCCATAGGACCTTTAATAGCAATCGCAGTACCCATCGCAGACGGATTGGAAATCCATTGTCCTACCATTTGCATGATTTGAAGCTTAGCGTCATTTAATCCATATACACAGTTATCAAGAGTTGTAATAGCATTATCCATATATTCATGACACGCATCAATACCATCTGCCATTGAAATAGATAGATTACGGTAAATTCCAAAAGGAATACGCATGAAGGTATCTACCCAGTTCTTCACTTTAAAATACTCATTATCTCCAACTTCCATCGATTTCAACATACTTAACTTTTGCATGGCGACTGCCTTGAACTTAGCAGGCATATTTGTATCAAGAAGAGCTAATCTATATGGTTTCTCAATATTCGTATGTGAGTTAATTTCCTTCAAGTGTTTCATAACGGTAAGCTGCTCCTTGTTCGAAAGCTTCTTCTTGAAATAATCAATCTCATTTGTTTGCTTTTTGTCGGCATGAATTAGCTTATGATAATTTTTAGCATTTGTAACACGTGTGTTCTTCACCAGGTCTTTAATTGACTCGTCATACCCCTTGATAGCTTTTAGTAAAACCTTGCTCTTAGGGTTATTGTTGAGTTTTTTCAACGTAGTATTCTTCAAATCAATCAATTCAAGGTAATCTTTTTCGGCATCTGCTAATTCAACCTCTTCTTCTGTTGTATCTTTCTGTTTGGTTTGTTTCTTAGACTTCTTGTTTTTCTTCTTCTTTTCATTGTCAGGAAGTGCTAATTCTTGGTAATTCTCTTTCATAAATGTTTTCTCATCTTCACTATCGCATTCAACATCGTCATCGTCTTCATTGTATTCTTCATCATCTTCATCCCCTTGTCCGTCTACCAACAGAATGTTATAAAATCCATCACCAGCGTCCTCATCTTCGTATTCTTCAGAATCATCATCATATTCTTCTTCAGATGAAGATTCATGTTTGCGTGATTTCTTATGTTTTCCTTTGGATGAACGCGATTTGTCAGTATTTTTCTTACTTGTGTATTTTTGTTCGAGTTTATCAGTTGTTTTTGCACGCTTATTCATATACTTTGACGGGAACATCTTAGAAACAAGTTTTTGTATTTCACCGCGACTAATTGAAGGTCCTTCTTCCTCACTTTCTTCGTCGCTTTCTTCATCACTGTCTTCGTCGTCATCTTCCGTCTCTTCAATATCTTCCTCTTCATGCTTTCTATGTTTTTTAGGAGGTTCATATGTAGAATCGCTTTCAGATTCCCATTCGACTTCTTCGCTGCTTTCCGAATCAGAATCTGTGGACTTACGTAGTTTCATCTTGGAAGACTCCTTCTTATTTCTGGTCTTCTTAGATGAAAGTTTCTTGTCAATATTGGCTGGCATTGTATTAGGTTTAATCTAATCTTTAAATAGTTATGATAAATAGTATATGAAATTAGTTTTCAATTTTTTACATAAAATTGAAAAGAAGGATATAAAAATATAAACAGTATAATTATAGGGTTAATTGCAAATATGACCGAACCGAAACAACCTTCTCGTATCATTGGGGTACAGTTTAGTATGTTATCACCTGAAGAAATTCGTAAGAATTCAGTGGTAGAAGTTACGACACGTGATACATACATAAACAACAAGCCCGTTCCGAATGGTTTATTTGATTCTCGAATGGGCGTATTGGAACCAGGTATAATTTGTCCGACGGATGGGTATACCTATATTGATACCCCGGGTTACTTCGGGCACATTGAGTTGGCGCGCCCGGTATTCTTCATTCAGCATATCAAAGAAATAATGAAAATCAGTAAGGTAATATGTTATAAATGTAGTAAGTTACTAATCAATAAAAACGACCACAAACACGTACACAACATGCCGTCTGACAAAAAATGGAGCTATGTATATAATACTGCGTCAAAGGTTAAGCGGTGTGGAGAATTATCTGAAAATGGTTGTGGATGTAAACAACCAAGTAGTATAAAACTTGAAGGTATGGCTACAATTATGGCAACATGGGACAAAGTAGAGGCTGAAGATGGTGGTGAATCGACTTCCGTTCAACTTCGTCTGACCCCTGAGATTATCGTGAAAACTTTTCGTCGTATTTCGGATGAAGATGTATCGTTTATGGGGTTCAGTCCATTGTGGTCTCGTCCTGATTGGATGGTTTGTCAAGTGTTACCTGTTCCACCACCTTCTATGCGTCCCTCGGTAAAGCACGACGCACAACAGAGAAGTGAAGATGATTTGACGCACATTTACAGTAACATTATCAAGTATAATCGTGATTTGTCTGATAAAATTGCGAATGAGGCTTCTACGAATGTGATTGAAGGCTTATCCACGCAGCTCCAGTATTTCATTGCGATGATTGTGAATAATAAAGTCAAGGGAGCGGACAGTTTGCGACAACGTTCCGGACGTCCTTTACAGTGTATTACTGGGCGTTTGAATAGTAAGGGTGGGCGTATTCGTGGTAATCTTATGGGTAAGCGTGTTGATTTCAGTGCGCGTTCTGTTATTACAGGTGACCCCAATTTGTCTATCCGACAATTGGGTGTTCCCATGAAGATTGCCACAAATATTACCAAACCTATTACAGTGAATGACCGCAATCGCGACTTCTTGATGAAACTCGTTCAAAATGGTCCGGAAGAATATCCCGGTGCCAAGATTCTTGAACGGAAAAATGGTGAAAATATTTCACTAAGGTACGTAGACCGACTTTCTATACGTCTTGAAACTGGAGACATCGTTCACCGTCATATGATGGATGGGGATGCCGTTCTCTTTAACAGACAACCCAGTCTTCATAGGATGAGTATGATGTGCCACATCGCCAAGATTATGAAGAAGGGTGACACATTTCGTATGAATGTTGCAGACACAAAACCTTACAATGCCGATCGACTATTTGTAAAATTTCGCAAAAATTTATCAAGGTTGGCAACAGGGGGCCTTAAAAGGGTGCTACCTCCTAGTCGTTGTTTATAACAACGGCGACATACCTTGTTGTTCTGGGACGTCCTTAGAGCCTTAACTACCACCCTGTGATGGAAACGTCATAAGGGGAACACGGTTAGTAGCCGTACCCAATGGTAATAATGTTAAGGATTGGATAATCAGCAGCGTTACTGTCTAAGTCCGTTATGATAGGATATGACAGGCGTTCAGAGACTGAACGGGTATGGGTGAATGATGATAGCCTAATCAGCTTGAGTTTGCTTAAGATACAGTCCGGTCCACTGGGAAACCTTTGGAGTAAACCGTTTGATGGGGATAGATTTTGTCCCAAACAGGTGACCGCCCAATAAGTTGTAGATATACTTATTGGGGAAAACGGTGTAAGTTCTACTGGTAGGTGTATTTCGCATAGGTACATTTTACTGATATAATCATCTAGTCATTCTTTAAAATAATAATATAAATATAACTCGCTCTCTATAATAAAATAAAAATGATATTAGATATTGGTGAAAAAGATAAAGTTGTTGGTGAAATATATAAAATGACTAATACTACAAATGGAAAGATTTATATAGGTCAAACACGTAGTCATAGGTTAAACCATAATAAATATAGACCATTTGGATATTTGGGAAGATTCAAAGACCATATTAATGAAGCATTTTCAAGCAAAAAAAAACAAAGTAAATGTTTGAATTCAGCTTTAAGAAAATACGGTCAAGATAGTTTTACTTGTGAATTAATTCATACTTGCGAAGTGAGTGAGTTAAACGAACAAGAAGAACAATATATCATTGAATACAATTCAAAATATCCAAATGGCTATAATTTAACAAATGGTGGTAAAGCTTTTACTGATGTAAGTGGAAACTTTTATTGGAGAGAAGAAATACCTCTACCTCCAAAAGTTTCAAAACCTCAACGTAAAAGTGACTATACAAAACAGTTGATTTCTGAACGGTTAAAATCAGTTCTTGATAATGAAGAATGTCGAGAGAAACGGATGAAACTAACTCAGAAACAACATTTGACAAAAAAATATGACATATTCAAAGATGTAGTAATAGTAGACGACGATATTGATAGTTACATTCGGGTTATCAAAAATAATACGAATAATACTGAATATATCCGTATTGTCATTGATAAAAAAAGAATCACAACTTTTGTAGGAAAGCACGAACCAATAGATGAAATAAAAAAAAGAGCGAAAAAATTTATATTAGATTTAAAAGAATGGCAACGTAGCCAAATTGATAACGGGGAACTCTTTAGAGCCCATACTACCACCCCATAATGGAAACATAATGGGGGAACTCGGTTAATTGCCGAACCCAATGGTAAAAAAGTATGGGATTAGACAATCCGCAGCCAAGCTCCTAAGTCCGCTATGATAGGATATGGAGAAGGTTCAGAGACTAGACGGTTACGGGTCTTAAATGAAGGTTTAATCAACCGGATAAGGCACAAGGTATAGTCCGTCCCCTTAGGAGACTTTGGGGATTTTGACAGCATATACGCAGTCAAAAAACAAAGGAGATGAATATGCATGCCCCACAAAATGTGTTGGCAGAAACAGAATTAAGGCATTTAGCAGCGATTCCATATCAAGTAATAAGTCCTGCTGGAAATGCGCCGATTATCGGTATTTATCAAGACTCTTTGTTAGGGTCTTATCGTTTTACCCGCCCGAACATTTCATTCACGCCTCGTGATGTGATGAATTTACTGATGATGTATTCAAAGGTAGATACGGCGGCACTTCGCGAATTAAGCGAAAATAACAGCGGAAAAATCAAAAATTTCGATGTTCTAAGTCAGATTATGGCTCCATTAACATTGAAGTTTAAGACAAAGTTATGGGATGAAGATGAAGAATATGCGACATCAAATAACGTATTAGAAATCCGCAATGGAAAGTATATTCGCGGACAAATTGAGAAGTCTGTATTAGGTTCTTCCACAAAAGGTATTATTCACAGAACGTTCAACGATTTTGGAAATATGTCTGCTTGTAATTTCATTGATGACCTTCAAAACGTTATCACAGAATACATGAAGTCAAGCGCATTTAGTGTAGGAATTAGTGATTTGGTTGCTAATAGAAAAACACAAGACTCTATTATTCACGAAATCGCAAAACAAAAACAAGAAGTCCAATCCCTCATTGAGAAAGTCCACAAGGGAACTTTTGAAAATAATACTTCTCATACAAACAACGCACAATTTGAAACCAGTGTGAATAACATCCTGAATAAGGCAACCGAACAAGCTGGTAAAATCAGTCGTAAATCTCTTGCCAAAGACAACCGTTTCGTGATGATTGTCAATTCAGGTTCAAAGGGTACTCTTATCAATATTTCACAGATGATTTCTTGTTTGGGTCAGACCAATGTTGATGGAAAGCGTATTCCATATGGTTTTGAAAACCGAACTCTACCTCACTTCAATAAGTATGACGATTCTCCAGGTGCTCGTGGTTTCATTGAGAATTCCTATATTTCTGGATTGACAGCACCCGAATTGTTCTTCCATGCGATGGGTGGTCGTATTGGTCTTATTGATACTGCGGTAAAGACTTCTCAGACTGGTTATATCCAAAGAAGATTAATCAAAGGTCTGGAAGATTTAAAGGTAGAATATGATATGACCGTTCGTAATAACAAGGGCAAAATCATCCAATTCGCCTATGGTGATGATGGGTTTGAATCTACTAAGGTTGAAAATCAAATAATTCCACTTGTCGGTATGACTTTGGAAGAAATCTATCTTCACTACGATATTGTTGGGTCTAACGACCAGAAGACAGAAATAAATAAGGTATTCGCCAAGGGAGCTGTTACAAGAACACGAAAGCAGGCAAAAGAAACAAAGGATAAATGTAAGGCATATATTGAAAAGACAATTAAAAATCGCGATGACGTAGTAAAATCAGTATTTAAAAATAAAAATGATAATGGGGTCAATGTTCCTGTTGCTTTTCAGAATACAATTGCTAATATCCAAGGACAACTTCAATTGAATTCTAACACAATTGTGGATATTACTCCTCTTGAGGCATTTGAGTTGATTGAAGAGTATTTCAACAAGCTTAAATTCGGATATGTTGCTCCAAGCCCTCTTTTTGAAATCCTATATTTCTTCTACTTAACTCCTAAGGATTTGCTTATTAATAAGAGATTCCATCGTAATGCGTTAGTCATTCTTTTGGAAAATGTCGTATTGAAATACAATCAGGCTATCGTTCATCCAGGAGAAATGGTAGGGGTTATTGCGGGTCAATCAATTGGTGAACCGACTACACAACTCACTCTTAATACTTTCCATTTAAGTGGTGTAGCATCTAAGTCGAATGTAACTCGTGGTGTGCCCCGTATTGAAGAGATATTACGTCTTACTAAAAACCCTAAGCATCCTTCATTAACTGTTTACTTGAACCAAGTTGACGAACAAGACCAGGATAAGGCAAATCAATATTCAAACATGTTAGAACATACCAAACTGGTGGATGTAGTAAAATCCGTACAGATTTGTTTCGACCCGAATGATAAATCTACGAATATAATGGATGATTCTACAATGTTAGAAGAGTTTTATGAATTTGAAGAAATGATTGATGAGTGTAATGGTGATAATGAAAATGAAACACCCAAATCAAAATGGATTATCCGTATTGAAATGGATACCGAGACCCTTCTTGATAAGAATATTACTATGGATGATATTCACTTTGCTATTACAAATAGCCATGGTGACGAAATCTCGTGTGTATATTCGGATTACAATTCAGACAATCTGGTTTTCCGTATCCGTCTCAATGAGAAAATCCTCAAGGGAAAGAAACCATTAAATGGCATTGCTGATACATTAGACCAATCTGATGATATTTACATGCTTCGCATTTTCCAAGACAATCTATTAAATAATATCGTTCTTCGTGGTATAAATGGTGTCACTAATGTGTTACCCAGAAAGTTACAAAACTCCGTAGTCAAGGAGGATAGTAACTACGTTCACAAGGACATTTGGATTATGGATACAACAGGAAGTAATTTAATGGAAACACTGGCATTGGATTTCATTGATTCCAATAGAACATTTGGTAACGATATTAAGGAAGCATTCAGTGTTTTAGGTATTGAAGCCGCCAGACAAATCATCTATAATGAATTTGTTGAGGTCATGGAATTTAGTGGTGTATATATTAACTATCATCATCTCAGTCTTCTTTGTGACCGTATGACATCCACCGAGAATATGGTTTCCATCTTCCGTTCGGGCATTTTGAATGATGATATTGGACCTATTTCAAAATCTACATTTGAAGTTCACACGGAAGTATTGTTGAACGCTTCACGACATGCTGATTTCGACCACATGCGTGGTGTATCCGCAAACGTGATGATGGGACAAATGGGTGTGTTTGGTACTGGTTCATTCCAAGTAGTTTTGGATATGGAACAAATGAAGAATATACCAACCGCGGATGTAATGAAGAAAGATAATGATAAAGAAATAGAAAAAATGTTTGGTTCTTTGGAGGATAGCAGTGAAGTATGTTCTAAGAACAATGTGACAATTAAAAATAATTTAGATGCGATTAAAAATAGTGACATGGGCGTATGTGATGATGGTTATGATGCTGGATTTTAGATAAAACGTAAAATATAAAAACTAATAGGTTTTGATTTGTAACAAATTATGTAAACTCAGATTTATTCATAAAGAATAAAATAAATGTCATAAATTACAGGGTAATCCACTTGATTAAATATTACAGCCTATACTGATATGTAATATTTATTTAACAATTTATCGTCATGGTATACTTATATGACAAAATAATAGTTGTTTAATATTCGGTATCAAAAATAAATATTTGATTTAATGGTGAAATGCCATTATATTCGCTTAACGTATCAACCAGATGATAATTATTAGCACGAAAACAAACTAACCGATTAAAAACGTTACCTATATAATCTACTTCTTCCCATTTTGTCAAATCAAACCGTTCTTTTTCTGTTAATTTCATTTCAATATTTCTTAAGTAAGTATTAGGATAATTACTATTAGACGAGATACTATTGTGCTTATATAATTTAATACCTGTAGTATTATTAGTATTAGGTGTTAGAAATACGATACCGACCCACGTATTTTGCAGTCTTTCAGAATTTAATACATTTATCATCTGTTTTTTATTGCTAGGCATAAAAAAAGAACCATTTAATGTATCATTTGTATTTGATAAATCAAAAGACGTAATATTTCCAGCTAATGGATATACTATACGTTGAAATATCTCTTGTAATGCGTGTGACGAAAACCCAGATGTTGATTGACAAGTTAAAGAATATTTATCAAAGATGGAACAATTACATGTTCGGTCAAAATATGTTTGTTTTATCGCGAATTCATATACATCTAATGGATTTGTATAAAAATTATCAACTACAATGGATGACGTATACATAATATGATATACAATATATCTTTATAGAATATAACTTTATATAATTTATAATTTCTACTTTTGAAGATACTCTATACCGATGAATCTATGGTTGGTATATAGTATTTTTGTTATCAAAAACTACTTAAAGTTGTCTCACGTTAAGTGAACAATAGTAAATGGACCGTCCATCAGAATACAATATATGGGATATAGACTTAAATACTGATACATTAAACGACAATTATATAACTACCGACAATATTACAAATACAGTGTTATGTCTAATAAAATATTTAACAACAACAAATACGACGTTCATATTAGATACTGACAAAAATGAATTTTCACTTGTTGAATTGTTTTTATATAATATTTCTGAGTTTCATATAAATAGATTAAACAATGAAACCAAAGAACAAAAAAAATATTATCCAGTATTTTGGAGTAAAACTAAATCATATACAACGCCACACATACATACTCACATAGATCATTGTGATTATGAGAAATTAATATATCTGTCTGAAGACAACGCGCCGACATGGACTACAATTACATACTTTACAGACAATAATAATACACCAACCTTATTAACAGATATAACACGACATATGTGTAATAATAACAAATTTAATCATAAACTAAATAAAAAGTTGCTACTTGTATTACCTCGTATACTAAGACACTTCGGTTTTACTGGTGGAACCCATTTACATGGTGAAGGATACCTGGATAATACAGGTGAGATTGAGAGACAGACATTAGTATTAACTCTATGGGAAACTCCACCACTTATGTCACCAATATTTAATAGCGATATATTCTACGCTTATGCATTTAATAATTCTCCTTTATATACGCAAATTAAGCCATTAAAAGAAACGAAGAGGTATAAAAACACTAATTTAATAGTTTTTAAATCAAATGAACCTACTATAAAACGAATTGATATGATAAATGATGAAATAATAAACACTGACTTCTTCAATTCATTAATTATAGAGAAAAATAAAAACACCTTATTCAAATTAAAACCATATATTTATGAAAATTTACCAAATATAAGTGTAATTGAATTTAACATTATACACCATAATACATGGAAACAAATTAGTAAGATCCATCCAGAATTAAAGTCTGGGTTATCTAATTGGAAATTAAGTATTGAAGTTGATAATTATAATAAAATATATGAAAAGAAATATTCTGATCTCACATGTATACATAACAACCTTCTCGAGAATTACATATTTAATGATGAGCGTTTATTTGATATGCAGTCTGAATATTATAACCAAGAAGAACAGTATATATACTCTATTGCAAAATATCATATAGACCGTGTTACCAAAGAAATATCAGAAACCGGACATAATATTGGAGAAATATATGTATCATTTTATATTAACAATGTAATTAATAATTCACTTAGTATATCAAGTGATAATACAATACAAACTATAGTAACCAGTTTGGAAACTAATAATGATTACTCGATAATTACAAGCATTAATAAAGAAATGAATAAATATAAACAAATAAAAAATAGTAACATCGGAATTGTTTATAACAATAATTCTCATGTATCATTCGCTGGAAATTATTATAATAAATATGGTAAAGGTACACTAATAATTCGGTTATGGCAAACTCTACCATCAGATATGTCAAGATATTACGTAAATACTAATAACAATACATGGAAAACAACGAAATCAATTAAAATAGAGGAAAAAAATAATGACGTTACATCTATTGTATTGGAACCTACTATTTATAAACGACAGCTATTAACAGAAATAGTATATAATAATACTATAGACAATAGCACTATATCAACTATTAAGACCGATAACAACATATGTATATTCACCCCAACTAACATAAGTATAGGTACGTCTATAAGCACCGTTAATGATACAAGTACAAGTAGACAAACTCTTCAATCTATTACTTTTCATCCACCAAACTAATATAAATACAATCTAATATACTCATCATATAGATATAGATGGATAATTTATTCCATAGCAGATTAACACGTCCATTGACATTAACCAATTTTATTATTGACAATATTTATGAAAACCCATATAAGATACGCGAATACGCATTAATACAAACATATAAACCCCATACATACCATCCTGGTATTAGAACTAATCTAATGTATACGCAACCTGAATTATCTGCCTTTTTAAACAAAGTTTTTTTGTCATATAATCTAAAAATTATTGATATACAAAACTATTTCCAATATAACACTGCTGATGAATCTACTTGGATACATCATGACAAGTCAACTCCAGATTCTGATATTATATATGCCGGGATTATATATTTAACACCGAACGCACCTATACTTGGTGGAACTGCTATGTATAAATATATTGATGGAACTATGGATATGTTAGATTCAAATTTATTACAAAATAAAAAAAACATTTCGGAAAATGCTAAAGATTTATCTAAGTGGTTGAAAATAACGCAAGTCGGTAATATCTTTAATCGTTTGGTTATTTATAATTCAGCTAATTACCATTCATCTATGGAATATTTTGGAAATAATATACAAGACGCAAGATTAATGCAACTATTATTTATACATGTAAAACAATTATAAATATTGACTATTACATAAATTGATATTTATGTAATACGTATATGTTAACTATTTAACTAAACCAATATACTGCCGTGTATATAGAATTTTGATTGTAATGGGGCGAGGTATAAGACGCGTTTGTCCCCTGGTGAACTGCGGTAGCTCCAGGACCTGCTGGACCGTAAGAACCTGGGGTATTCGTGTGTCCTTCATAATACGGTTGTCCGTGTCCTCCATTGTTTGCACCCATCTTAACACTACCATGTTGTACACCATTAAATCCGTTATCAGCATTACTCATCGATAGGTAGAAAGTGCTACTAGTAATAGGAGTATATGTATTAGAATAATAATCGCGACCAGAATGTCCGGCAGTTCCTGTGTTTGGACCACGTTGTCCGCCTTGAGATGATTCATTTTTTGGACCAGTACTACCATTACGAGCATATACCATTAGTTTAAACGACCTCGCCCATGATGGTGGGGTTAATGCAGAAGAACCACTACCGTAATGGGTGGCAGCAGTTCTCCCCCCTGGAAATTGACCATTAACCAGATATGCCTCAGTTACATCACCTGGAGTTGGATCAATACCAAGTGTTCCACCATAGGGACCATGGCATGTTAAATAGTTACCATCAGCCTTCTTATAATTACCGTACTGAACGTTACCCGATTGTGATATAATTTCAGTTATATCATGACCCTTCCAATTAAGACCAGACATGGTAGTATATTATTTATATATATTATATTTATACTATTTTAATTATATTAACGAAATATAAGTTATTATAACCTAACCCTTTATATTTTATTAAACAAATATAAAGTGTTAGGTTATAATAACTTATAACCCACCTAAATATGAATGACCCATATATATACATACGTAAACATGCTCTTCCACAATTGCTATGTGAAGAAATTATAACATTTTTTGAAAATAATAAACAATTACATAATGATGGCAGTACAATAGGTGGCGTACATAAAAATGTGAAAGATACAACAGATATTTATATTGATATGCATGATATCAAACAATATCCAGATGAAATAATGAAATTAATAAATCTGGTAAGCGAAGAATTGAGATATCACATATCTCAGTATTATAAAACTATAAATATGATATTTACAAACGAATCCGATAAATTACACAAAACTCCATTAGATGTTAAAGGGTTCTTAATCCAAAAATATGAAGCTGGTATTGGTAAATATCAATATCATAATGACTTTCATATAATAAATAATAGTCCACGTATAATAACATTCTTGTTCTATTTAAACGATGTAAGTATAGGTGGTGAGACTGAATTCATGTCTGTAAATAAAATACAACCAGAACAAGGAAGCATACTATTATTTCCAGCAACATGGACGTATCATCATAGAGGAAATGTCCCAATTTCAAATTCAAAGTATATAATAACTGGCTGGATGTATGAAGCTAAATTGTGAAATTGTCCCAGCCTACAAATTGTGTGTCATCACTAAATGACCCATACAAATCACTGCATAATATACACACTATAAGTAAAATCAATAATTTATTCAAAAACCAAAGAAACTTGTTCCAAATAACTTTCAAAATCCATATTGTTATCAATATAATTTTCTGGATTTTTTAATAAATCTCCAAATCCTTCCAAATCGTATAATGGACGTTGAGGAGTAACTACCCGATATTCAGGGCATTTTTTAGAAGTGGCTGGACTTCGAACAAAAAAGAAACGGTCTTTCAATGGATTCCCACCGAATATTACCCAATCCACTTTCAGGTTGAGATTTTCAAGAGGAGATTGCGAAAACAACATAATCGGCAATTTCAAATCAGATGCTAACATCCACATATCCAGAGTTGTCAAATAATATTCTTCACTCATAATCAAATCTTCCATGGTAAGTTTATTTTGAATGACTTTATTTGTCATAGATGACTTACCATTTTGTTTACGTAATATATCGTACACTTTGGATTTATGACTCTCTACATATTTGCTATATAGTTGAATTAACCGTTTTTTGATATCACTAATTGCGATTTCTCTATCATAATGGGATTGATAGATCATCTGTATTAAAAAGTAACTACATGTATGAGAACATTGATATATAGTTTCTTTAGAATCCGCTGGAAAAATCTGTTTCCATTTACTTTGACTGTTACCAATCACTTCATTTAATTCTTGTTTTACACATTGTCCCAATATAGACTTTTCATCTCCAGTTTCATCGGTGTCTTCTTGTTGGGAAAGCGTTATTTCAGATGAATATTTTTGCGTAATTGCGGGTTCAGCATTGTCAACATTCAGATTGCGAATATATTTATTCGTATAAAAAGGTTCAAGGTTGTCCCAGTATTCGTCGGTTAATACAGATTGCAACAAAATAACCTCGTTTGTATTTACATTGTAATCTACCGTACCTATATTCAAGTATTTTTTGGGTTCTAACATAAATAAACGTACTCGTCTGTAACGTAAAAGCTCATCTGCGATTCGTCCAAAATAGAATTTTTCATTGTCAATTCCACTCATAAGGTTTTTACTGGGAATAATAAGGCGTTTGTTATTATTTTTAACAATACAATATGGTTTATCCCGGTTATTATCCGTACAAATGCTAACATCGTCCATATTCTTTAATACGTCTTCGTCAATCTCATTAAACGACACAGTATTACGTAAAAGATATTTGAGAAGTATCTCTAATTTTTGGAGTTTAATACGATATAAGTAGCGATTATCATTTAAGATTGTAATAATTTTTTCTTTTAATGTTGAATATAGTGGGTCATTCAACAATATTCGTATCGTTGTTTTGAACGAGGAATAGAATTGTGTTTCAAGACGGATGTTTCGAACAACATTATTTCGCTGAGTATCTTCAGAACTACTTGTTTGTATCGTTTTATCTGCTTCAAAATATCCATCATCCACATACCCTTTCACTTTGATAATATCAATACCATCATCTACATCATTATTAATAGGAGGATTAACTTGTAAAACCTGATTAGTTTCAGTTAAAATACCGACAATAAGCCCATCTTCTACCACTTTTAATAATGGTTTGCATAATACCTCGTTTTGTGTATTATCTTGTATCTGAAATAACATATCTCTGGTAGTAACATAGTCCATCCATTGAATATTATCCATATATTGGATAGGAATATCGGGTAAAACTGAAGATGGAAGACACGGTATAAATACACTATTCGTATTTGCGTCTGATATACGTACAACTAATCCGATAATTTTACCTCTATAATTAGATACTTGATAATCAACCACATATTGATATTTTTGTAAAATGTCATATATTGTTCCAGCTATGATGTTTTGTTTATACTTATACTCTTTTGGCATACTTGGTAATGGTTTACAATATTTGTTTTGTGTATTTTGAATTTTCTTCAATGTTTTACGTAGTTCAGGAAGATTCTCTTGGTTACCAAATGTGGATATACGTTTCACAGTATTATTATCATCCGTGTTATCATATACTGAAACAATACCATAATAGTTTTCTTGCTCTACCAAAATAAGGGTATTCTTATTTTTATCGTGTATTTTTGAGATATATGAGTTTGTCGGACATATAAGTTCCACATTATCAGTAATGTCATTGTCCGTAACACTTAAAATAACAAGATTAAGTCCATTTGGGAATAATTTGGGGTTAGGTGATGTAACAATGTCCCATAAATATACATAATCTATCCATGAATCGTCATCACGTAGATATTCCAAAAATTTCGCAAACGAAGCAACAGTATGTTCGTAAAAGTCCATTTGTGTGGGTATGCTATCATCGAGTGATTTGTAAAAAATACTGTCATAATGTTCGTTTAAAAAGTCATCTTTTACGCGTCTATTTTTGGGTTGGAATGTAGATGTTAATGACCCATTATGATATTGTAAAAACATATCCAATGTAATAGAATCCGCAATTATGTTTCGCATTTCAGATATGGTAGGGACTGGCAGTTTTTTTGCGTTATATTCATTCATATCTGCGTATGTTCGTGCGATACATCCTATAAAAGATTGGTGATATTTACGTTCTACTGTATATAATAAATAGGCTCGTTGGTTCTCTTTTAATTTTTGTGGATTTTCCATAGATGTCATGGATTGATAGTTTACATCTAAGAATAATTGGACGGAACGAGGTAGAAAAACCCATATACCTTCTTTTTCAAAAAATGATAATTTCGAAAAGTATCGTATTGTCGTAATATCGTCGGGTGCTTGTTTTAAACTTTTCAACGATTTATCTGTTTTGTGTTGTTTTATTTCAACATTTCCAGTAAGTTCAGTATCTTCCCCATCAATAACTTCTTTCCAATTGGTTCCTTGTGGTATATCAATGTCATTTTGACCGACACCCCATTTTTGTCTACGTGTTTCAAGTTGCGATGATTCCCATTGTTTACTAAAACAGCATGGTACTCCATTTTTTGGATGGGTTTCATCCGGTAAAAATCCGGGTGAATGATGAACGTATTTTCCATTCTTATCGACATGATATCGTGGGTCAGTAAATTCATGTATTTCACCAGAACATACACCAGAATCAACGTCTTTTTTAGTTAATGGTTTATTTGTTTCCAGACACCAATAACGAGGACATATAAACCAGTGTGGGTTTTCTTTATCAGCACCATAACGTAGAGCATATCCATAACCTTTACGATTATTACGGTCGATTTGCGTTTTTTCATCATTTGTAAGTATAACAGGTTGCCTCAATACATTAGACGGGCATGCCCTTGAATAAGCTTTATAATGCCCCATTTCTTTTGACATGATAAGTTCCGGTTCTAACAACTTCAATTTGTCAAACATATATTTTCTGGGGTCTAACTTTTTTACCTTTGATTTTTTAGCACCTCCTTCCATATCGTCATCATCATCGTCTTCCATATCATCATCATCATCCATATACAAAAATCCATCGTCATCATCATCATCATCATCATCATCATCATCGTCATCCGCATCGTCATCGTCATCTTTGCCTAATAAATTATCATTCTGTGAAATAGGACTAACCGATTTATTGGAAGGTATAATAAGGTTCTCAATCGTGGGTTCTTTGACAGTATCATATTTTCCAGAACATAGTTGATTTATTTTTGTCTTCGATACACCATTTATTCCAATTTTTTGTGATATACGTAAAAAACTATCAAAATAAAGAAACAATAATTCAATATACCGTATATTTGTGATTTGAGTAACCTCTATATGTAAAATCAACCCAGTTTGTAGTTTACCCATATTCACAGAAAACCCGGGATTTTCAACAATATCTATGTTCTTATTTACATATTGACCGTTAATTCTTGTAAAATTATTTAAATATTTGGTAAATTCTAAAAGGGCTTCTTGTTCGGTAAAATTATAATTCAATACGAGTGAATTAATGACATCTTTTTCACTATTTGTTCTCTTATATACTTCGGTAATCATGGTATTTATTGCGTTCATTTGTGTATAATTATTTACACGTTTAAAATTCATTTGTAAATTATTTGCGTCGGATTCTTTTATTTCGAACATACTGGTTAAGCATGGAGATGCGTCATTCAGTTTTACATCTTCCGTTAATGGAGTCCATATTTTATAGTTAATATTTATAATTTCAATATTTTTATGTTTAAGATTGATAAATGGTTGTAATTTATAACCCAATTCATGTAGATTTTGATTTAATGTATTCACCGTATCATTCACAATATTATATAAATACTCTTCCAGTTCAGGTATAGATGGCAATGAGAATACCGCTATACTCCTGGGTAGTTCTAATTCCTTTGAATAAAAATCCGACATAACATTCACATCTCCATTTTGGTTTATACTAATAATGACATCAAATATTTTACCTTTCATATTTCCTCGTACAACCATTGATATTTGAAGCGATTTGCCTATATTTTTAGAATAGTTCATAATTTCACCTTTCGATAAAAATGGAACTTGTTGTCCTATTCTGGTAATATCTTCAGTATACGCACGATACATTTTTTCAAAACGAGCACCCGGGTTATATTTAATAAAGGGTATATCCTTGGTTGAATGCATAATTTTGAATAATACATCAAGAGGTAATTTTACTTTGGTAGATGGGTGAATAGTGAAATTGATATATTGTATACCATTTTGAGAATATTTAATATCATCACGAGAACCATTATTATATACTTGATACACAGTCTGTATATTTTCTTCTATTTTTTGAAAACTCTTATCGTATAGTTTCTCATTATCTGCTAATAATAGTTGTTTTTTCTCAATTATGTCATTTCCAGTAAATATATCACTTTTTCCTAATAATGGAAAATATAATGGGATGACATATTCATCGTCTAATTGAATTCGTTTTGCGTACTGAATCACATCGGATACGGAAGTAGCATATATGGTATTGTGTATTAAATCCCCATATGACAGTAATACATTGTTCTCAAAAGATACTAATGGATTGTTACTTGAATGTTGAAATGGGTTGTTATCCGCATTAATTATATTGTATGGGTTTGCTTGAAATAACAATTCTACCTTATTATCTGTAAATCGGGGACCTATAGGTAGCCATATTTCTTGTTCGTTTTCTAACGATGATAAGAATGTAGTTAAATCATTGTATGTATAAACATCTTGGACGGGTATCTTATCAATAATCGATTTATCATTGACACCTAAATTTTGTAAAAGTTGTCCTAACATAACAGAATCAAGTGGAACCTTATCATCATGAGTAACATAATTATAGATTTGAAAAAGAGATAGGTCGGTTTTTATTTTTGAGAAAAGGTACAATTCTGGATACGAAATTACATTTTTACCTATTTCTGTTATAATTTTCTTCTTTATAGTCCGAACTGTATCATCTTTATAAATTTGTTGTGACGAGAACACCACGTCAATCTTATTTAGTTCAATATTTACGATGTCTTCTTCGCTAAACATTTCATTTAAATTAACCGACTCATTGCTATTGGAAAAGACGACAATCTTATTCTCAGTCTTACTTGAATCCAAATAATGTACTTTGAAAATTTGTTCTGATGGAACTTGTATATTACTAATAGTCGAAACTGACTTTTCCATTTATATACAATGGGGTTATAAATTATGTTGTGAGATTTCATTTGTATCATTTGTTTTGTAAAACATATTTTCTATAATTATGTTAATATGAAGTTTGCGTTATTAATAGGTATAAACTATGAAGGAATTGAGGATTCCGAATTAACAGGATGTATTGATGATGTTCTTAGAATGCGTGATATGCTAATAAATGAATTGAGATATGAAGATAAAAATATCATAGTATTACGAGATGATACTAATAATAGGGATTTGTATCCGACAAAGAAAAATATTATACGATATTTGGAAGAATTTGTATTAAATAAACAGAATGATGACGAATTATGGTTTCATTATAGCGGACATGGTTCGATTCGTCGTGACAGGTCAAATGATGAAAAAGATAATATCGACAGTGTCTTAATTCCTAACGATTTCCAAACAAATGGCGTGATATTAGATGATGACATATATTCAATAATAAAAGACGTAAATTGTGGGTTATTTTTATTGTTTGATTGTTGTCATAGTGGAAGTATATGCGACTTACCTTGGTCGGTACAGTATGTTAATAATCAACTTACAAAAACGAATATTAATACAAATCATCATGAAAACCCTAATATTTATGCTATAAGTGGGTCAACTGATATGCAACTAAGTATGGAGAATTATAACGAATTTCTACAAAAAAAAGTAGGTGCTCTAACAAATGCGTTTTTGATGTTGTTACATACCAATAAATACAATGTGGCGATTGAAGATTTATTTATAGAAATTTGTCGTTATCTTTCATACAATGGATTAGAACAAACCCCTATATTATCATATACGTCAGAAGAAATAACATATAAGATAAAATTGTAATAAAGATATTATAATAATTTTTATTATATGTCTACTTCTAGGTATCCGGTAGTTATATTTTTTCGGCATGATAAATATTCAGAAATAGATAATTTTATAGAAAATAATAAAGAATCGCTCATGTGTTCTATTCATATTACAAATGATATTAGTGAATTGAATAAATTATACAACCATAATTATCATATATTAGTTACATATGGAGATACTTATGCCGAATATGATTATATTTCGTCAAATATACCATCGCGGTTTTCTAGTAGATGGTTTCATAAAAACGATATATCGAATATAGAGGGATTCAATCATAATGTAAATTATTGTTACATTACAAATGTAATTGATAGTAGGGAAAAAACCAGACCTATATTCTCTATATTCACTACATGTTTTAAAAGCTATAATTATATTAATACTGCTTATGAATCCATAAAAAAACAAACATTAAAAGATTGGGAATGGGTTATTATGGATGACACACCAGAAGACGAACACTTTACTTTTCTGAGAGATACCTTATCTCACGATAATCGTATTAGATTATATAAGAGAGATAAAAACAGTGGTAATATAGGTAATGTTAAAAACGAAGCTATATCATTATGTCGTGGTAAATATGTATTAGAAATGGATCATGATGATGAGATACTAAAAGATTGTTTATTGGATTCTTATAATATTTTCCAATCGGACCCAGAAATAGGATTTGTATATGGTGATACTATTAATTTATTTCGTGACGGACAAAATTGTACGTATCCAGGTAACTTTCTTTGTAAAGGTTATGGGTCATATTATAGTGAATTAATTGACAATCAGTGGAGATTTATTTATAATACTCCAAATATTAATAATGTCACATTGAGCCATTTAACTTGTTTACCAAATCATCCTCGTATTTGGAATCGTGCAGTACTGATGGAACTTGAAAGTTATTCTGAATATTTGCCTATATGTGATGATTATGAAATTCTTCTCAGAACATGTTGTAGTAAATACAAGGTTGCGAAAAATAATAAAGCACAATATATTCAATATATGAATAATGAAGGTAATAATTTTTCTATGATTCGGAATTCAGAAATTAATCGTATTGGTCCCAAGTATATTAGTCCTATGTTCTATGCTAAATATGGAGTTCAAGATAAAATGAAAGAATTAGATGCTTATGAAGACCCACGGTATGTTACGAATCATTCTGATATTTGGAAACGAGGACCTGAATATCAACATAAAATAATGAACTCTCGAATTAATTTGGATTACAATAAACAATATTGTATTATTAATGATGCTATTGACAATGTCAGATTGAAAGAATTATACCAAAATAGTAAAAACGATTTTTTGGTGTTAAGTAATAAAACAACAACATCAGAATTATGGGTTAAATTGAATTCCTTGGGATTTGGTAGAATGAAATGCTATGGTTATAAGGATTGCACTGATGAAGAATTGATTAAATATTTTAAAATGATGTATAAAAACGATAATTGTGATTATGAAATTATACAAAATATTCGGGAAGACCACAACAACCGTGACATCATGAATTTATCAGTATTAAATGTAAATTATTTTAAAGAATCGTTTGCAAATGCCAGTCCATTTAAACATATAATACTTGATAATGTCATTAATGAAAAACTATTAAACAATGCTTTAAATGAAATTAATAATATTCCAGAACGTGAATTATTATCAGATTATGTTCTCGGAATAGAAAACGTACAAATTAATAAGTTTTGTTATAGAGATTTCAATAAATTAAAATATATAACTTGTATTAAAGACTATTTTGAAAGCGATACATTTATAAACTGGTTAGAACAAGTTACAGGTATAGATAATTTACAGAAAGATATCACACATAATGGTGGAGGTATTCATATAATAAAACAAAATGGAAAATTGGCTATACACAGCGATTTTAACCGTCATAGAACTACTATGAAATATAGACGATTGAACTTGCTACTATATTTAAACAAAGATTATCAAGAAGATTATAACGGTCATTTAGAATTATGGAATAAACAAATGACTTCGTGCGAACAGAAAATTTCACCGCTATTTAATAGAATTGTATTATTTAAAGTTGATGATGATGCAAATCACGGTCATCCTGAAATATGGAATAGTGAAAATAGTAACAGAACTTCATTAGCGTTATATTATTATACTGATGATAGACCGGAACACGAAAAATCTGAAAATTATAATGCTGTATGGAAATGTATACAAAAACCGAAATGTTATATTATTCATAATAATACAGTAGGAGGTGCTTATAAATTTTTAACAGATACTATGAAAATGTATCCAAACTATGAGTACATTTTTATTGATAGTAAACACCAACTTATGTCTATACGGTTTAATAAAAGCGATTTGTTTATATTACAAAATGTTCTCTATACAGATATTGAAATAACTGATATTATCAACGTTTATAATAAATACCAATTCAAATTAATAATCCAAATACATGATTTTCAATGGCTATGTCAAGACCAGCATCAATATACATATGATATACCCTCTGCGTATTTAAGTAATAATATTAATGTATCAACCGAGATAACTGAACTGTTGTTGTTAGCTGATAAAGTGGTTATGAATTCCCAATTTACACATGATGTATATTCAAAGCATTTTGACTCAACTAATTTTACAGTATGCTATCCAAGTGACTATAACATTCAAGTTGGAATCAAAAACATACCCGAAATACAAAATAAATGTATGAATATTGGCGTGTTCTCTCCACTATGTAAATTCAAAGGTGAAAGATACGTGAATTATTTAAAAAGCAAATATGAGTGTGATACCATTCAGTTTCAAATAGTAGGACAGAACATTCCATATTACAACGAAAATGAGTTTTACGATTTTATAAGGAAATACAATATTAATGGTTTCTTACTACTGAATGAATGGGGTGAAACATATGGATATTTACTTACGAAAATAATAAACTCTGGATTACCACTATTATACAATAATTTCGGCGCTGTTAAAGAAAGATTATCTGGAACGCAGGAAAAAATGGAACATTATTTTAAAGTATATGATAACGAACATAATGACGACGTAACGATTGACTATACCATATTAGAAACTCAATTTAATCAGTTTGTAAAATACATAAATACCAATGCTGGAACAGTTGGAGTCATGAATGAAGAACTGACAATAAGAAGCAGACCCGTATATGATGAATTGTTTTTACCTATCACAAATGTATATCAAAACAGAGAAATACCCAAACATGTTTTTCAAACATCAAAAGATATATTGCCTCCATATGTAAAAGAACTAATAAATATACACTGTCCGGACTGGAAATATTCACATTTCACAGACAAAGAGTGTATACAATTTTTTATAGATAATCCAATCGCTGAGTTTCCCAATATTATACAAAAGTTTAATAGTTTTACACAAGGACAACATAAAGCAGACATATTCCGATATTATTACTTGTATTTGCGTGGTGGAGTGTTTTTAGATAGTGATGCAATGTTTGAGACAAATATTGATAATATTATACAAAATTATGATTCGGTTTTTGCAAAGTCACATATGAAAAACGAACATTTATTCAATGGATTTATTGCTACTTATCCTAGAAACGAAATTATATATGATGCTTTGAAACATGCGTATTATACAGAAAATCACATATTACAAACGAATTATCATTATTTATGTGAAGAGTTATTGAGGATTGCGAATACAGAACAAAAGAAAGCGTCAAGGCAAAATATGGTTATATACCAAGAATATGCTGACACAGTTGATGGTAAGGGCGTTGGAAGATTTAAAAACACCAACGAGGATACAGTATTTATACATTATTGGCAAGATAGAGAAATACCGAGTAAATTAGTGAATTCATTAACACCAACTTATCTAGAAAAACAAAACAAAAAAATCGGTATATTCAATAGTTTCCCATTTCATTATGAAGTGTTTGGGTTTATTTTAAATTATGCCAAAAACAATAATTATGAAGTTGACATTTTTACAAATACCCAAAATAATTTAGGTTGGATAGATTTCTACAAAGATAATTTCAATAATTTCAATATCATAGATTTCAATCATTTTAATGGAAATACAATTATTTATGACAAAGTATTTGTAATAACTGATTATGACAATGCTTTTAAAACAGAATGGATGAATAAAAATGTTATTTGTATTAATCATACTAGTAAAATAAAAAGACCTGAATATAAACATTATTTAAATGTTGCTCAATTTAAGGATAGCACATTTGATTATATAAATCCTTGTTATAATCTAAACATTTTTCAAAATAAAATACAAAATAATACAGTCAATATTATTGGTGGTGGATATGGATTAAATTTTTCAATAGTAAACCGTTTACATTCAAATAATAAAATTAAATTAAATATATTTGTTAGGAATACCAATGAAATAAATATTGAAAATATGTCTATACTTGATAAGAATAAGTTTGATATACATTTTAAAATAGCCATTGATACAACTGAAATGATAAATGAACTAAACAAAAGTTCTTATATTCTTATTAATTATAACAGTAATCAAGAACTTAATACAGGAAGAAGTTGTAGCGGGTCTCTTCAGTTAGCATTATCTACATTATGCAAACCTATTATGGCAAAAACTGCTAATAAATATTTACAAATAGAAAATGCGTTAGAATTTGATATAGACTCGGATGAACCAATAAATATTGATGATGAAATAGATTTCAAAGCTATAGAACAAGAGCGAAATAAATATGTGGATAAATTTGAAAAATATTTAAATAATATTAAACAATCTTACAATTTTGAACATGATAAAGTTAATAATGATGTAAGTAAGGAAAATTTATGTTTACTAATGTATGGAGAATTAAGGACATTTAAAAACAATTTTAGAAATAATTTATTAGAGTTCTTACCTATATTACAAAATTATAAAAAGACCTATATTTTTATTTTATTAAATCATAAAAAAGAAGTATTAGACAAACATTATAAATATATTGAAAATATTTGCAAAGAATTTAATATTGAAATTGGTTTTATAGAAACTCTGGAAACATCAAACTTTAATCTACAAGACGAAATAGATTATTGTAATAAGTTACTTTTACAAAAAAAGAATGATAATAAACAATTTTATAATAACTTTGTTTTAAATCTATTATATAGGAAATATAAATTAATTGAATTAGTAGAAGAATATTGTTTTGTAAATAAATTAGATATTTCTGATATTTTATATGCTCGGTTATTTGATTTTATTATAAAACAAAATATTCCCAATGATGATATTTATGTTAATATAAAAAATACAAATTTTGAAAATAATATTTATTTTGCTCCTGATACAACATTTATTGGTAATTATAATTTAATCAAAAAATCAATGAAAATTGATAAATTATACAACTGTGATGAGCTATGGAATAATAAAGGTTTTCTCAATTTTTCATATAAATTTGACTCGATATTAACCAATAATAAAGATACATATGCTCCTGAAATACAATATACAGCAAATATTTATTTTCAATCAATTAATGCATATAATTTAAGATATTATAGATGGGATCCAAATTGTTTAGATAAAAACTTAATGTATGAAATATTTGTAGATCCTAACAGATATACTATTGATTTAGATTCAATTAATATACCAAAGAAATTATTTCAAACTTGGGAAACTACTAACATTGAACCAGAATTTCAGAAG